CTTGAGCTTTTCTTCGGGTTTACGTAAAGTTTTACCTATAGACGTAGTCTCGTTATATCCTGTAATTGTAGTGCCTTTAATACCTAAAGGTCCAGTTACGCTATCTGCTACATATTTGTATAGCTTGCGAGTTTTAGTGTTGTACACCCATAGCTCTTGGGCACCTACAATATCAACAGGATTGATAGACACAAGTTTTAGTGTCTTTTCTTCCTTCATGTACTTTAACTTACTAACGACTTTTTCTTTGTTAGGCGCACGTTTGACACGGGCCTTTTTAGTGGCTTTTTTAACATTACGATATTGGTCTAGTGCATCCAATATATTTTGTATAAATGCATGATGACGTTTATAGTCGGACGCTTTGTAATGCTTATAAGCTTCGGCTATCTGCTCGTCGGCTCGTCCAAGTGCTTCGCCTAGTTCAGTTTTGCGAGCCATGAACAATTCTTCAAATTTCTTAATTTGGCTTTGTGGTACAGCATTACTAACTAGGTAATCATAAGCTTTAGGATCTACCGTGCCGCCAGCGACAACCTCATCATACAAACCTTCAAAGTGTGCTAAATGCTCGCTGGTTTTTTCGTTTAGTCTGTCCTGAATAGTTTTTACGGCACTAGGTGCTACAATATGTTGAGCTTGCACAGGTTCGTCGGGTATTTCACTGCCTAAGATTTCATCTATGCGATCTTTAACATAGCTTAATTCTTTTTCTCGCAGCGGCATGCCCTGCTTGTGAGCCTTAATTAAGCTGCACACAGTAATAGGTAGTATACGGTCACTGCTACGAATAAAACGGCTGACATCGGACTTACTGTAGTGCTCCTTCATCCAATCAACTACATACTTTTTTAAGTCTTTGGCGCTATAAAAATAATTGTAATATGTAAACGACTTCCGGAGGTGATGATCAAATTCTTCTTGAGACATTGCGGCTGCACGTTCTGTATCCCAAACTGGCTCGCGCCCTGTATATTTTTCATCAGCAAATAACGGGTCACGTTTTTTAGGTGCAGATTTTTTGGGTGCTTTGATGCTTTGTGCAGTTGCCATATTAAGCTCCTTGAGTTGTGTAAAATATAATTATACTACTCTTTTGGTTTTTCGTCAAGTAATGTTGCAAAAACGAGCCATTGTTGCAAATGTGTTAATTCTTCTTGCACTTTTGCTAATTGTTCGTTGTAATGTATAGAGTGTCCGTGGCGCCGTCTATCTACGTCTAATCTGCTTAATTTATCAACACTTTCTTCAAGGTTTCTGTACATTATATCTAATTGACGCTTGTTAGTAAGATTGTGCATGGCCCATAAGTTACGCCTAATTTGCTGATCTATAGCTGGCCAATCTGCTAATGAATTAAATGCACTCATAATTTATTATATAGCTTTTGCTAATTTAAGTCAATTTTGGCGTCCGCTAAATATAAAATAATAGGAATTTACTGTGCCACGCTTATCACTTTGGAAAAATAATATTCATAGCAATGACTATAAGTTTATGGATCGCCGTATAAGCGAAATGTTTACATTGGGAGGAACAGGAATTTTGTGCCATAAGTATCTTGGTACTAACAATCCAATCGCAGACGATGCCAGTCCTACTACCCCAATTTATCAAAATCAAAGTGTACAAAACATACAAGATTTATTATTTTTAGAAAACCGTGATAGAAAATACGATTCATCAGTATATCTTATGCGTGGAATCTATCAAGTACAAGATAATAGCTTTGATCTAAGCCAATTTGGACTATTTCTACAAACTGGCACATTGTTTATGGTGTTCCATATTAACGATATGGTTTCTAATCTTGGTAGAAAATTAATTAACGGGGATGTTTTAGAACTACAACATCTTACTGACTATAATGCATTAGATAACACCATACCAATAGCTCTAAAACGTTTTTTTGTAGTAAGTGACGCACAATTTGCTTCCGAAGGATTTACACCTACCTGGTGGCCACATTTATGGCGTGTAAAACTAAATCCAATGACAGATAGCCAAGAATACAAAGATATACTTAATAATATTTTAAGTGACCCACTTAATCCTAACTCTGCGCCTATTAGTGATTATCTAAGCACCTTGGCCAAATATAGCGATATTAATGATGCTGTTATAGCACAAGCTCAAGAAGATGTACCAAAAAGCGGTTTTGATGTAAGTAGAATTTATACAAAAGCTGTGTTGCCTAATAATAAACCAGCTGATCCTCCTGGAACTAATAGCGCAGATCAAACTTCAGGTGTGGGAGCAGATTCATCAGTTACTACAGCCGATGAAGTGGCTTTAACTAGTGTAGCAAAATATGCAGCTTACAATAGTGGCGATGGCACTCCACCAAATGGTTTGCCTGTAAGCAGTGGCATTGAATTTCCTAGTAATTCATTGCAAGGTGACTATTTCTTACGTTTAGATTATTTTCCTAATAGGCTATTTAGATTTGATGGACGTAGATGGAATAAAGTCGAAGATGCTGTAAGAACTGATACTACCCCTGGCACAAACAATATAAGTGGACTAGGTCAATTTGTAAACAATAAGAAGACTTGGGTTGATGCAGCAGGAACAGTGAGACCTGAACGTGTTGCTATTAGCAAAGCTCTTAAACCAAAGGCAGATAACTAATGCTTCAAGATTTTTTTTATGACGGACAAGTACGCCGATTTATCTCACAATTTATCAGAATAGTTTCAAATCTACAAGTTGAATTTGGAGCCAATAGGAATGGTGTCATAGCATTGCAGAGAGTCCCTGTTTACTATGGAGATTCTAGTAGACAAGTAGCTAGTATTTTAAAGAACAATAGTGAAAGCACATTAAATGCTGTTCCTGCTATGTCTGTGTACGTAGGCGCCTTACAATATGACAGAGAAAGAGTGCAAGATCCGTTCTTAGTTGATAAAGTAAGAATTAGAGAAAGATTATTTGATCCAGATACAGGTGAAGATACACATACTCAAGGAGATTTAGTAAGTGTAGATAGAGTGATGCCTGTGCCTTACAAACTTACTTTAAAACTTGATATATGGAGTTCTAATACAGAACAAAAATTACAAATATTAGAACAGTTAATGATAATGTTTAATCCAGCAATGGAAATACAAAATTCAGATAATGTAGTAGATTGGGGTAGCCTTTCTGTTGTTTTTCTCACAGATGTAAATTGGAGTAGCAGAACCGTACCTGTAGGCACCGAAGAGCCCATTGATGTGGCTACAATGACATTTGAATTACCAATTTGGATTTCGGCGCCTGTAGCTGTTAAAAAATATGGTGCAATCAAAAATGTTATTACTAGCCTATATGGCGCCGATGGCGGAGTGAATAGTGCCATATTTGATGAAGCCAGTTTATTGGCTAGAATATCAATTACACCATTAAATTATAATGTTGTCCTAAGAGATAATCAACTATTTTTATATAATGCTCAAAATAAAATAGATACCTATGATTCTTGGCCTGCATTTATTGATATCTACGGCAAACTTAACAATGGCATATCACAAATTAAATTATTAACACCTTTAGGCAACACAATTGTAGGAACAGTATCATTTCATCCTACTGATAACAAAATTTTAATAGTATCTTTATTCCAAGACACATTACCAAGAAATACACAACAACCAATTAACGCAATTATTGATCCATATCACGTAAATGTAGATGATTTGTTATTAAGTCCTGCAGCAGGAACCAGATATCTTATAACCGAACCAATAGGCAAATTTAACAATGCAGAAGGTCCTGTAGGTTGGCGAGGGTCTGACAATAGAGATTTGGTCGCAAACGCTCAAGATATAATCGAATTTAATGGAACAAATTGGATAGTGGTTTTTGATAGTCTCAGAGTGACTACTACAGAATACGTTTCAAATTTAACCACAGGTATGCAATTTTGTTTTACAAATGGAGAATGGGTAAAAAGCATTGACGGGCTTTATCAAGGCGGTAGATGGACTCTAACGATATAAAATATTTAGAAAGTTGTGGTGCATTAATTTATTGCTCGCGCACTCATAGATATCTATTTTTATTACGAACTGGTACTAAACATGGAGGATCGTGGGGCTTAGTAGGTGGTAAAATAGAAGACGGTGAAACAGTAAGACAAGCGTTATTAAGAGAAATAGTAGAAGAAATTGGGCCAGTATTACAGGATCCTAAATTTATACCAATCGAAAAATTTACCAGTGATAATAAAAATTTTATCTACCATACATTTCTTATCACTGTAGATGAAGAATTCGTTCCAATACTTAATCATGAACATAGAGGTTATGCTTGGGTATTAATTGAAGATAGACCTAAACCGTTACACCCTGGTGTATGGAGAACTTTTAATTTTAGGAGCGTGATTTCTAAATTGAAAACAATTCAAATTGTCAAAGATCAGCTTCAATAACAAATTGTCTAAAATCAATAGATCTTAGATTCACGCAATATTTCCAAGACTCTGGCATTCTAAAAGTATTTGTTGAAGCTATTCTTACAAAATCTACATCAGTGTACGTATCAAAAACTTTTTTCATTGTTTTTTCCCATATCGATTCTGTAATGGTTTCATTTAATTTTGGATAACCTGAGGTACCAGCATAGATATTGTAATTGTATCCATTAAAATCGTTGCCATCGAACCCAAGTAGATACACTTTTTTATGTCCATCAAAACAAGCAAGATATGTAGCTAAACTACCTGCGTTCCAAGATGGGTCCTCTGGAATTAAATAAAATTTTTTCGGAAAATCTGCTATAGACCACTTATTTGCATAAACTATATGATTATCACAGTATCCACTGTTAGCTATTTCTTCTACAATTTCTGTTCCTACTGCAACTAAAAAATCAGGGGAATAATCTCTGTAAAGTGCATTACACCCATAGGTTTGTAAACGGCGTATACCTCGCAAACCAGCTCTATGCCTATAGATTAAATTGAGATTAAATTCTTTTCTACTTGTACCATTGCCTATTATTAGTGCTTGATTACTAACCTGTTGGTTAGCTATTTGATTCGGGATAAACTCTTTAAGATCAGCCCATTCTGAATTTTCATAAGTTCGGTCAACAACAATATCTTCGCCTGTATAGTTTTTACGATACTGTTTAAAAATTTGTTGCATTTGTTTAGAAAGTTAGAATCTTCCTACTGCAATTTCAATTGGAACTATGTCTGAACTAGAAATTGTTTCAAGGCTCTTGCCAATAATTGCACCAGGTACAAATGTTACTAATTTTTGAGCGACTCCTGGTTCATCAGAAGAAACTAAAAGGTCACCTTTACTGATTGGTCCACGAACTTGACACATTGTTCTTCCTACTAGTGCTACAGTAGCGCCGGCTGTTTCAGAATTCATTAGATAGGCTGGATTGGTAGATATAACTCCTGCTACACGGAAATCATGATTAGTTGTAGATATTGTAACTTCTTTTTCTCCGCCAAATACAACCACAGTTCCAGGTGAGTATACCGCATCTGCTACATAATTTTCTGCTAAGTCAGCATATTGTGCAGTTATGGCCGTTCCTCTGAATTGCATTGCATGAACATTTGAATATCTACGTGTTATGCTACCAATATTGCTAACATTATTAGCTGCTGGAATAATATTTCCTGTTTGAATATTGCCTGTAGCAGTTAATAAAAATGCAGCTACATTAAGATTACCTGTAGAATTAACACTATAATCAACGTAAGATTTCAACCCAACATTGGCCACACTAATTCTATAATCTACGCTGTTACTCATTGCTGTATTAGCAGTATCTACATAACCTTTTGTTGCAACGCCTAAAGTTGCTACTGGGTCGGCACGAACAGTCACTAAAGCATTGGTACCACTAATTGTCATTGCTTTAGTTGTAACACCGCCGGGTTTAGTATAAAAAGTTGTATCTTGTCCAGTTGGATTACTGATAATTCTAAGTTCTGTACCAGAAATGTTTATAGAACCTTGACCGGTGGCTCCTAAATCATAACCTTGGTCATCTTGAGCATAAATCTTTTGCTGAATAGCTAAGATTTGATCGTTACGTAAGAATCTTGACGAAGGTACGAGTGTACCACCAATATTTAAGTTTAGAGCACTATTACTATCACCGTAGTAAACTAAATTTGGGTTAGCTGTGTTACTTAAATTAAAACCTGGCTTAATTGTTGGAAATAATGCAGCTACTTCTGCTACCGCCGGAGTAAATGTCGCATCTTTTGATAAAATTGCAACTAATTGGTTAGCAATGAAGAACTGAACAATAACGTGTTGCACAGCATCAGTGCCAGCAATAGTGCTAGGTACCGCGCCAGACTGTCCTGTAGATGCAGTAAATGCTGGACCAATTGTAACCCATGTTGAACCATTATAAACTTTTAACTGTGAATTACCGCTATCCCACCATAAGTCACCTGAAATTGGAGATAATGGAGGTGATGTACTACTTGTACTTGAACTAATGATTTTCCATAATGGAGTATTAGTAGGAGTACTTGCCGTATTAACTTTTAAAGCTTTTGTTGTACTGTCCCACCATAATTGTCCTGGCAAAGGACTTGTAGGGGCGGTACCATTGGCAAAATTTTCTAACAAATATACAAAATTTTCATTTAGAAAAGTACCGTACCCAGGATAGTTTTTTCCAACTAATGTTAAACTTGTACTAGTGATGTCTACAGTTCCGTCTAATACTGTAGCTAGTGCAGTTGAATTTGTTAGTGCTAAATTATATGCCATTCCAAAAACTCCAATTTAAGTTTATTTATCATGTTTTTAAGCCTGATTAGTATTCAACAATTACAACTCCTGGCCGGCCTGAGCCTCCAAATACCGTGTCCTCAGCATAAAGTATTCTTCCAGCGCCACCTGATCCATATCCTGTGCTATTAAATGGAGCTAGGAAAGTACCACCTCCTAAATTTCCGGACTGTCTAAACAATATAAAATTGCCTGCAAGTTCAGGATCTTGTCCACGACCACCAGGTATATTAATATCTCCGCCAACACCTATACCACCATTAGCGCCATCTGTTAATGTAGGACCAGTTACTCCGTTAGCCGAAGATGCTGTAACCCCACCAGTTGCATAACAATATGCTCCAAAACTACTAGTTTCGCTAGCGTTACCTACAGTAACAGGTATAATTTGCCCGGGTATTAATCCTGTAATTATTTTTATAGCTGTGCCACCGCCACCGCCACCACCTGATGCTACTGATTCTAATACGCTACCAATAACACTGGTTGAAGCATTTCCGCCGTTGCCACCTCCTCCAACTACTGTAACTTTTACCTTAGTAACTCCTATAGGTACAACAAAATTAGCACTGGATGTATACGTTTGCATTTTAGTGTATCCAGTTTGTACTAAAGATACCTTGTTAACGGCTTGTGTTACAAATGCTGTTGTTGCTAATGTAGAATTATTTGTTCCAGATGGCTGAGTTATGGCAGTTGGATTTCCTAAAAATGCTGGACTAATTTTTTGTAATTGCACAAATGCAGTAGTAGCAACTGCCGAACTATTTGTTGTAGAGGCTACATTAGGAGCTAATACAGCTCCTGTAAATACGGGATTAGCTAAAGGTGCTGCACCAGATATATCATCTACTGTTAATTGTACATCGCCAATTTTGCCTGCCACAGAACTTACTGGAGTAGAAATTTGATTAATCGTTATACCATTAATTTCCGCTACTCTAGAATCAATTAAATTATGAACAAACAACGTAGTAGCAACTTTATTAGATATATCGCTTGTATCCGGAGTAGGAGCTCTTGGTACACCAGTAAAGGTAGGACTAGCTAACGAAGCTTTAGTAGCGGTTAAATTAACAACATTTGTTTGTGTAGCATTTATTTCTGCTACAGATAATCCAATTGTATAATTTACTGCTGCTACATTACTAGTAATTGCTTGGTCTACATAATCTTTAGTTGCTATATGATTTGGATTAACTGGTGGTCCATTTACTGTAATTAAACCTGATGTTACGTCGGCCGTAAGTAATGCCACAGGATTGTTAAGAACTGTACCTTGTAGCTCAAAATTTCCATTATTAGCAAAATTTCTAAAGGTAATATTGTTTAACGTTGGTTCGTTTGTAATTCTAAAGTTAAGAGTGTTTCCTAACCATAAGCCACTATTATTTTTAACTGCTAAATTGCCTTGTAATACTACATCGCCTGAAGTTTGTAGAAATGCGTCAGTCGTCAATCCGTTAAATTTAGCTGCATTTGCAGCAGTTCCGTTAATGTTTACTACATTAGGATTTAATGCAGGTGTAAGATTTAGTCCTGGTTTAATTGAAGTATATCCATAGAATGGAGCGAGTGGAGTAAATTCTATTCCGTCATTTAATACTCCTACAACGTTGCCATTTAATTCAAAAATAACAACATCTCTTTCGTTTGTTAAATTATCGATAATGGTTACAACATTAGATCCTAGTTTGGGTCCAATTATAGTCCAAGATGATCCATTATAAATTTTTAAATTATTGTTATTAATGTCATACCAAAAATTACCAACCATTGGATTAGTTGGAGGAACAGATGATGCAGAACTCATTGCTATGGTTTTAAATGCTGCATTGTTTGTATAAACTTTTAATACATTTAGCGATGTATCAAACCATAACTGTCCAATTAAAGGATTAGATGGTGCAGTATTTTTTGCAAAATTTTCTAATATTTTAACTAAATTTTCTTGAAGTAGCTCTCCATAACCTACATAATTTCTTCCAACTAATGTCAAACTAGTTGAATTATTTGTAGCACCATCATTTATTGTTGCTATTACGTTGCCATCGGTTTTATTAATTATATACATGTTACTTTGAACCTTTTATTTCAATTAAAATTTAATACAAGCTAGTAATGCAACGTTTCTTGGTCTGGTGACACCCCAACCAAAACCGTTATTTCCAATTTCAATAGGTGCGTTAGAATGAGTAACATACGAATTTAATACGTTAGGATATAAAGATCGATCTGCCATATAATCCATTCCAGTTTCAGCATTGAAAGTTGAATTAGGCCATCCAGCGTAATTTGTCCTTCCTATAGGTGTTTGAACGTTGAAACTACTATAATTAGGATCAGTTAGAGTGATAGTACCTTTTTGAAAACTTCCAAAAGCTCTGCCAGCGTCAACATTTCTACCGTTATCCCAACCTCTAACAAATTCACCGCGTAAATCAGGTAAGTTAAAAGTGTTAGCACCATCGCCTGCACCAAAGGTAGTACCAATGGCCGCAAATAGTGCTGCATAAGTGACTCTACTAACAGCCGCTCCGTTAGCAGCCAAATAACCAGTAGGTGGTGTATTCATTGCGACAAATATTACTGATCCTGTAGGCATACCTATTCCTGGGGCCCCTTGAGGACCAGTATCGCCTTTAACTCCAGATATTGTGCTAACCGCTCCGACTGTGTTAATTGTAATACCGGTACCTGCTTGTAGTGTACCGCTGAATATAGCATCGTCAGTAACTTTGATGATCCAGTTAGCACCTACGTAAGGCGGTAGGTTTTTGTCTGTAGCAGACTCCCCAGATGCGTTAATGGAAATACCAGTTGTATTTGGAGTTACACTTCCGCCAACACCGGCAGGTGGCACAGGGTTACCTCGACTTAATTTTGAACCTGATGCTACACTTGAAATATTAAAAAATTCTGCATATTGGGTATGGAAGTGTCCAGGATCTGTAATTGAGTGAGTGTGCGATATTACACTTGCATCCTTGCTACCGCCTTTAGCATTCAAGGGATATAAATTACCTGACCCTACTGCAAATCTATCTCTAAAATCCGGAATATTAAAAGTATTAACGCCATCACCGCTACCATATAATGTACCAATTCTAGCGAACAATGTAGCAAAAGAAGTTCTACTTATAGCTGCACCGTTACAGGCCATCCATGTATTATCGGGCAATATTGCTGATGCCCACAACTTTATTGTACCAGCTAAGTCTCCACCTTGGTAACCACGGGGACCTTGTGATCCTGTACTACCTGTATCGCCTTTATCACCTTTAATTCCCTGCGGACCTTGTGGGCCTTGTGGGCCTTGGATGCCTTGAACGCCCGGTATACCTTGTGGTCCTTGGGTACCTTGTGGTCCTTGGGCACCAGTAAGTCCAGTGGCTCCAATTGGACCAGTTGGCCCAGATAATACATGTAATTTCACAAAAGCAGTTGTAGCAAGTTTAGAACTATTGTCACTAAATGCTGGTGTAGGTGCTGTAGGGACACCAAAAAATGCAGGTGAATTTAATTTTGCATAATTCAATGATAAGTCGTAAGCAATGGCTCCTGTGTTTGAAAACAACCGCGCGGCTACTCCTGCATTTGCTTCAAATACAAATGCAGTTGTGGCAAGTTGTGTCGTATTTGTTCCTGGAACGGCTGTTGGTGCAGAAGCATTACCTGTAAATGATGGACTAGCTATAGCAGCCTTAGTGGCTAATAAATTAGAGATAGCAACAGATTGTACTCCTGCATTAGCATCAAGTATAGATACCCGACTATCAACATAACTTTGCATGTTTGTATTAGCGGTAACAATGCTTGTATTAGCAGCCTCAACGTTTGCTCTTACGTTTGTAATTTCAATGTTAGCTGCAACCACATTTGATTTTATGCCAGAGATCTCTACATTTGCATAACTTCCTAATGCATCTACATATTGTTTAGGTGCTATACCAAGATTAGTAGTAGGATTTCCAAATACTCTTACTTCACCATTGATACCAGTTATTCGTAATCTATTTGATATTACGCCGCCAGTTCTTACTGCAAAATCAATATTACCAGCAACATTATAATTTGTAAGTTGTACTGTATTAGATGCGAATCCTTGTATATTAAAAGGTTGTGGTGCACCAATGTTAGAATTAGTACCAGGATAAATTTTTGCAAAACCTTCTATAGCTGGTGATGGAGTAAATTCGCTATCTGTGCTTTGTATCGCTACGCGAGTACCATTAACATATTGACTAACAACTATGTGTGACACACTAACATCATCAGGAATTACTTCAACAACAGAAGAACTTATTCCTTGAGTCTTTGTATAAGCAGGACCGATTAATAACCATACGTTGCCATTCCAAGCTTTAACCTGGTCATTGCTAGTGTCCCACCAAAGATCGCCAACTGCATTTAAACTAGGAGCTGTACTAGATACAACAGTCCCTAAGGTTTTAAATTCTGTGCCATTATAAACTTTAAGTTTGTTATTTCCTTTGTCATACCAAAGTTGTCCAATTAACGGAGTTTTGCCTTTGGCGATAGGACTAAGCGTATCTGCGCCAGATTCTAATAGACGTACAAAATTTTCTTGTTGTAATTCACCGTAAGACGGATAATTTCTACCAATTAAATACAAATTAGTACTAGTATCTAATGTTCCTTCTAGTAAATTTATTAACTGAGTTCCGTCAGTTTTGTTAATAATGTAGCCCATTGTTTATCCTATACTACTTAAATTAGTCAATGTTTGAATTCTCACAGTATAATCAATTTGGATAAGTCTGTTTAATGATTTTTGAACTGGATGGAACACGACGTGTGTTAGCAATTTACCAGTTGTTTGAAGCCCAGAACTTCCATCTGTGCTTCTTGCTTTTAATCCTAATTCGTCAAATACATAATCACCGTTTAAATTTTGACTATTATCAAAGGCCTCTTGCCCACTTGGTTCGCCATAATCTAATAGGCAAGTGATAACTAAGTCTGTAAAAATTTGGCCAGGAACATGTCTAATTTCTATCTTATTGCGTATTTTATCTGTGTTAGCAGTAGCAGTATCATCTACAATTTTAGCAAATGTAGGATTATAAAGATTTGCATTTTGTGTATTAGTATTGCTAGGCAAATAGTTAATAACACCAGTTGGATCTACGCTGGTGCCACCGTTACCAAAATGCATTTCATAGATGTAACTTACGCCCTTGTTGGCTAGGCTATAAGCAATAGCTTCCGAGATGTTTTCGTAGTGGATAGCATTACGCTTGTCCACAAATACTTCGCCTGATTCTGGGTTAAAAATTTTGATATGCCCTTGAACATGGACTCCGCCTTGTTCGTCAGGTTGTTTTACAGTACCGTTTTGAGTGTTGTTCATGTTATTTTCCGTCATATCAGTA